AACCGGGAAGTGATGTCCTGAAGCGGATAGGGCACGGACTTCGGGATGGCGTCCCAATGCTGTTGCATATAAACGGGAACGTCGAGGCCCGCGAGGTCTTTAATGTAAGCCTCCATCGGCTGCCCCCGAAACTCGTTTGACCACTCAAACACGCCCGGGCGTAGCAGCTTCCGCCTGAAATACTTGCCGTCCGCGAATTTGATCGGGTGAATTTCAAACCATCCGGTACGTCGCGGGACGTTCGTGTAAGCGTTGTTCATCCCCCACATCTCCCACGACGGATCGTTGTGGGGTGCAAGGTGCTTCGTGTCGCTGCATCCCACGATGGCGATCTTTTTTTCCGTAGGGGGGGCGGGAGCCGCCGCCTGCGTAACAACGACGGCCCCCGTTTCTGCCTGCTTTCCTTCCTTCTTTGCCATACCTGTTCTCCCCTTTCTTTCCCCTGTTGGTTGTTCAGTTACGGAGCCACGACGCGGTTGATATTCGTGGACTGGTAGCCGGTGACGCAGATCACGACAGACTCCACCGCGAACGTCCCGGTGCTCTTGTAGCGGACACCGAAATGCGTATAGGAGGAGTTGGTTGCCAGAACCTGGGACGGGTTAAACTCGATGACGCCGGTTTTTTTGATGCCTTCGACGTACACGCAACCCGTGGACCTGGACGCACCCGCGCAGGCGATGTCGATGCCGTGCGCTTCGCCGGGACCGCTTGCCTTGCGCCGGATTCGAAGCGATGCTTCCGAAGACGAATCGGCAGCAGTCGTCACCGCGTAGGTTTCGAGGTGGGTACAATGCACCGCGATTGCGGACGCCAGGTCTTCGATGATGACGCTGTTCGCGCTCGAACCGATCTGCTTGTCTGCAATCGTCGCGGCTTCCTGAAGCGTGAAGGTCGTTCCGTCAATAACGATGGTCCGACCGTCCGCCTTCCGTGCGCTCGCGCCCGCTCCGGCCACGACACGGACGGTATCCCATTCGTGCCATTCAAGGGCGGTTGCCTCGCCGAGTCCAATTCCCGCACCCGTCAGGGCGGTGAAGGAACTCACCCCCTGGCCCGCCGTCCCGCACACAACCGTGAACGACGCGGGGGCGGCGGCCAGAGCCTTCGCGGTTGCCAGGTCGGACAGAATCCCGACCTGGACCGTGATCTTCGATACATCCTTCAGGGCGATGGGTTCGGAATCGGCGGAAGACACCGCCGCGCCGATAATCGCCGCCGTGATTTTTGCGCTCTCTCCAAGGTATTTGCTCATCTTGTTACCTCCTTAATTCAGCACGACGAACGGGCTGACGGTGTTGGTCGTGGACCCTTCAAGCGGCAGCGGAGCCGAAAGCCAGGGCTTGCCATCGATGTTCCAAAACGCTTTGATGACGGTCTTGTTGGACGTGAAATAGACGTGCTGCGATGCCTCGATGAACGGACCCGACCCGTCTTTGATCAGGTAGTACGACGCATCACACAGAACGAGGTCGCCCTTGGACCCGAGAGCCGGGGAGCGATCCGCGAAATACAGCGGATAACCGAACAGGGTCGCCGGTACGCCGTCCGCTGCCGAGGGTGCGAAGATCAGGTTGGAACCGCCATCGGCCAGGGCCAGAAGCTGCGGAAGGGTCGTCTGACTGGCAATCCAGAACAGGGAACCGCCGAACTTCATCCGGGCGTACATGCTGCGGAGGTCCGCAATGGCGATCTGGGAGGCCGTGGTGCGTGACACGGTAATCGAACACGGTGCGTCGAGGATTCCCAGGGGGCCGCCGATACCGTTACCGCGCAGGATCTGATAATCCTCCCACCCGATGATGGCCTTGCGGAGCTGCGCCCCAATGAGCCCGGACGCCGCCTGCCAGTTGCGGAGGAGCTTGTCTGACGTGGTGATGTAAGCGGCGACTTCGCCCGGCTCCAGGGAAACTTCCTTCAGCCGAAGATCCGTCTCGCTTTTCGTCCCGCCTTCGTTCACCTTGGCAACGACAACGCCGCCATAGACGTTCTCGCTCGCCGTCTGATCCAGGGCGGGCATGGTGATGCGGGCGTCCGGGGGATCGCCTGCGGGGATGACGGTACAGCGGGGCCGGAAAATGGCTTCCTGCGGCTGTACCTGGAGGAGCTCGGGCCGGAACTGCTCGGGGATGGCAAAGCCACCCTCCGCGCCCTGATCCATGCTCTGCTCGCGGTATTCCACCTGGCCCAAACGCGGGTCGTCCCGGTTGAACCTCACGGAGCAAAGGAACTCTCCGAGGTTACGGAACTCGCTCGGGGTGTTTGACGTGCGCTTGTAACTCACACGGTACGGCTTATCCCCGCCCGCTGCGTTCTTCGCTTCGCGTTCTTCCAGTTTTTCAAGCCGCTCAATGTCGCGCTGAAGTTTGTCTGCCTCAGCCTCCATCGCGGCGTACTGCGCCGTTTCCTCATCCGTCAGGTCACGTTCCTCCCCGTCGGCAAGGTCGAGCATGGCCCGCATCTGGTCAATGAACTCCTGGGCTCGCGCCTTCAGCTCTTTGATTTTATCCATCGTTTCCTCCTTAGATTCGCCTTAAATCGAGCTCTCGTTTCAGAAGATTCAATCTCATTCCGGCGGGGACGGACCCGCGCCGCTCCTGTGATGCAGCCCATTGTGACCGTGAGTGGACGCTCACATCGGTCTGCTTGTAAAAGGGGAAGGTGACGGGGCTGACGTCCCATAGCCGCACTTCCCGGAGTGTGTACAAATCCAGGTCGCCGCCTTCGCCTTTCGTTCTTTCTTCGTCGATGATTTCAAAACCGAAGCTCATCTGGCTGATGTCGCCCCGGCTGATGGAGGTCATGAGGTCGCGGGCAAACTGCGTGTCGGGCGGGTCGATCTGGACAAACAGACCCTTTTCATCCTCACGCATGACAAGCGTGCCTGCGGTGTTGCGGCCCAGAACATAGTCCGGGGAATGATTGAACAGGGCGCGAACGTCGTCGTTGACGATGGACTTTTCAAACGCCCCCTTTGCGATGCGCTCGCGGAAATAACCGCCATCGCCTATGACGTCGAAAACGGCGGCATGGCCCACGATCCGGGGCTTCTCTGAATCGTCGCGGTTGACCGCCATCGACGTGACGTTAAACGTCCGGTATTCCATTTGCTTGTCAGGCATCTTCGTCGTCTCCTTGCTGTCGTCGTTGTGGAGTGGGTATTGCGGGCTTTGCGGGGGGTTCCTGGCCAGCGGGGATCATGTTCAGGGGTACGAGATATTCCTCGCCCTTGCCGTCCGGGAGGGGGTTCATGTTCTCAAGGGCCCGGATCTCATCGACGCTCATCCATCCCCATTGACGGGCGACGGAGTACGCTTGATACCGGGTCGAGAGGTCGCCCCGGAGCAGTCCGGCGAGGTTGAACTCCGCGAAGTATTTTCCTTGGTCGCGCTTGGCGATCAGGTTGCGGTTGATCGATTGCTCGATCCGGACGCACCAGGGGCGGATTGTGAACGTGGCGAACGAGAGGAAAAGCTGTTCCGCGCTCGCGTAGGTCATTGTATTCGTGGGATGCCCGATCATGAGGGGCGGGACGCGGAAGATGCGGGCGATTTCCTCTACGCCGAACTGCCGGGATTCGAGGAATTGCGAATCTTCATTGCTCATCCCGATCCGCGACAGGTCGCCGCCGTCTTCCAGAACGATGGACTTGAATTTGTTTTCAAGTTTTCCGTACTCGGCCAGGGATTCTTTCAGGAATGTCTTTGCGTTCTCGGATAGCTTGACGCCAGCGGGGAATTTCAGGGCCATGCCGACAGAGGCGTTATTCGCAAAAAACCGCCCGCCGTACTGATCCGCCGCCATAGACAGGCCGATGGATTCCCGCGCCACCTGAATAGGAGACACGCCCCGGTAGCCTTCGGGCATATCGCCGTTATAGGAGCATGAAATCGGGAGGTGCTTGACGTGCCATATCTGTTCGCGGGGGATGGACTCCTGCTTGCCGTCCTCGTAGCGATAGACATAGACGGGCAGGCCATTGGCAACGGCGACGTCCATCCGGGCGGGATTCAGCGGGAGCATTTCCTCGATCTGATCGCGGGAGTTACGCACGATGCGGGCGTAGGATTCCCCCCTCAGGCACAGGTGCGCCACCTGAGACTCCCTGAAATCGAACGAGGTCATGAAGGCGTTGGGCGCGTCGTGCAGGATCGGATATAGGGGATAACCTGTGGCGGGCTTTTTGCCGTCAGAACCGACGCGCTCGTAAATCGTCAGGGGGAGCGATGCGATGGTTTCCGCAAGCACCTTGACGCAGGCAT